GACGTAAAAAGGTTACCCTCCGGCCGGATTCAATACCGGGGGGAAACTTTTTCTGGTTATAACAAGCCAAAAAGAACACCGGGCAAAGCTAAAAAAAGCGCGGTGTTAGCTAAGAAAGGTTCAGAGGTTAAATTGGTCAGGTGTGGGGATCCAAATATGTCCATTAAAAAAGACCAACCGGCGCGCAGGAAGAATTTTAGAGCCCGTCACTCTTGTGACACCGCAAAAGATAAATTTAGTGCTCGATATTGGTCTTGTAAGGCATGGTAATGATGAGATCTTCAATGCCTAAAGGTCTTTCTTATTACAGGAAAGGCGGTGGCGTAAACAAAAAAAGCAAAGGGAGCAAAATTTGTCCAGAAGGCAAAGCTTGGGCTCAAAAAACCTTTGATACCTACCCTTCTGCCTATGCAAATTTAGCCGCTTCCAAATATTGCAAAGACCCTAATTACGCTAAAAAGTCTAAGGGCGGCAAGCGAAAAGGCAGATAATATGGGCGGGGAACTTCAAGAGTGGATAGATCAAGAGTGGGTCCGTATAGATAGCTCCGGAAACATTGCTGGCCCTTGTGGGACCTCAAAAAACAAAAAAAATCCTGACCGGTGTTTACCAAAAAGCAAGGCAAAGTCTCTGACAAAAGGCGAACGTGCTGCTACCGCGCGTAAGAAGAAAGTAGCGGGTAGCAAAGGTAAAAAAGTCGTTAAAAACACTCGAGCGGCAGAAGTCAAATTGAAGGAAGGAGGGTTTCTATATCGCAATCACAAAGGTTGCGGTGCTGTGATGCCAGACAGGCGAAAGAAAACGCATTACAAATGAATGTCTCTTTTGCTTTGGAACAAGCTCTCATTGAAGAAATTAGAGCTTGGTCTAAAAATGTTTTGGAGGAAAGTGAAGACGGATTGCCCGCTTGTCCTTATGCCAAGGCCGCTTGGGACAATGACCGTGTAAAAATTGTCTTTAAGCATGATGCCCACAAACAAGTGCTTTACACGAGCCTTTCTCAGTTTGAAGACCGTTACGACGTTGTTATTTTGGTTGACTTAGCTTACGAGAAGTCGGATCATTTCCATGACTACATCGAATCAATAAATGATGCGGTTTCTTCGGGCATTTTTATTGATAAAAATTTATGGGTCATGGGATTTCACCCTGATGATGAATCCAATGAAAATATTGATGATGGGTCGTTTGAGCCTCTAACTGAAGTTCAATATGCAATGATCTTCATTCAACGGCTGGACAAATTACAGTCCTCCGCACAAAAGTTGCTAGGCACGGGATATTACGAAAAATATTTTGGGGAGAAGTTCCCCGAACATGTTTTTCAAAACAGAGAAACTTACGCAAGGAGATTGTAATGGCCGGATCATCTGGTATAAGCCCCCGAAAATTAATGGCTATGGGTAAAAAACCCGCTAAAAAACAAGGCGTTAAGAAAAGAGGCATGGGTGGCGGCGTGGCCAAAAAAGCTGGTGTGAGAAAAATGAACCGAGGCGGGCCGATGAAGCCAGTCATGCGCCGTGGTGGGTCTGGCAAGAAGAAAACCTAAAAAATGGCAACCTCTGGATCGAAAAATTTCGAACTGGATGTCACTGATTACATAGAAGAAGCCTTCGAACGGTGTGGTCAGGAAGTCCGCACTGGCTATGATTTAAAGACAGCAAAACGGTCTTTAAATTTATTGTTGGCAGATTGGGCCAACAGAGGCCTTAATCAGTGGACCATCGAGCAAACCACTGTAAACATGGTGGCAGGCACGGGCACCTATAATTTAGATGCAGACACTATCGACATGTTGTCTGCTGTCTTACGTCGAGACGGCACCGATTATGCGCTTGATAGGTTAAGTCGTTCAGAGTTTTTAAACATCCCTGATAAAACCACGCAATCTAGGCCTAATCAATTTTTCTTAGACCGTCAGATCACTCCCGTTCTTAAAGTTTGGCCCGTTCCAGATGACAGCACAGATCAAATCATTTTTGATCGCTTGGTTCGTATGGATGACGCAGATGATTATACGAACACGATGGAAATTCCTTTTCGTTTTTACCCTTGCTTAGCAGCCGGATTAGCGTATTACATTGCTATGAAACGGGCCCCAGATCTTTTGGCGGTTCTTAAACCAATTTACGAGGAAGAGATGCAGAGAGCAATGGAAGAGGACCGAGATCGCGCTTCTTTCAATATTGCGCCTGCTTATGATGCTTACAGGGTCTAATCATGGCGAAATTTGCTTCAGGTAAATACGCTTACGGAATATCTGATCGTTCTGGTGTCCGTTACAAACTTAGCCGGATGCGGAAAGAATGGACTGGTGCGTTAGTAGGTTATGATGAATGGGAGCCAAAACAACCGCAATTATTCCCTCTTCCCAAGATATCTGACCCTCAAGCCTTACAAGATGCACGGCCTGATCGCGTAGAACCCATGGATGTTTACGTGGGTGTGCCAAATTTAGGAGACCCTTTTATACCAATCAAAGCTAGCGGCTGTGTTGGCTTTGTGACAGTGGTGATTTCATGAGTTTCACATACGGCGAGCTGAAAACAGCAATTCAAGACTACACAGAAAATGACGAAACAAGTTTCGTCAACAATTTGGATTTGTTTATCCAAAATGCAGAAGAAAGGCTGTTAAAAAACGTTCAGCTGACAGAATTCCGCAAAAATGTTTCGGGCAGCATGACTGCGTCAAATCAATATCTTGCCGTGCCTAGCGATTTTTTAGCACCTTTTTCTTTGTCGTTTGGCTCTTCAAAAGCGTTTCTGGAGTATAAAGACGTTAATTTTATCCAAACGTTTAACCCATCCTCTGCTACGACAGGAACGCCTCGTTACTACGCGTTTTTTGACATCAATAACTTTTTGATAGGTCCTACGCCAGACAGCAATTACACGACGGAATTGCATTATTTTTATAGGCCAACAAGCCTCACAGCGGGCTCGGACAGCGGAACTACTTGGTTAAGCACTGAAGCCCCTGTAGCTTTACTTTACGGCAGCCTCATAGAAGCTTACACGTACATGAAAGGTGAAGCGGATTTAATGCAAGAGTACGAAAGGCGTTTTGTTGAGGCTATTGGAGCGATGAAACAATTTGGTGAAGCAAAAGAAGTGACCGATCAGTATAGGACCGGCATGTTGATAAGGCCTAAACAATAATGTTCCAAGTACAAGTACAAGCGAATGTAGGCGAGATTGCAGTCAAAACTACTCAAAACCGGGGGTTTACCTCTGAAGAAATTGCAGAAAGGGCTGTCGAGCAAATTATAAGCATCAGTGACTCAGCTGACCCTGTTTTGAAGGCGCAAGCTGAAGCATTTAGAGCTAGAATGTATTGTGTAATTGTAAATGCAATTGATCAAGGCAAGAAAAGCGACAGAACAACCTTGTACAATTTACTTTCAAATCAAGGCCATAAAGATATGGCCGAAATTCTGAGGACACTATAATGGCTATCACACAAGCAATGTGTACTTCCTTTAAGCAAGAGATTTTGCAAGGGATTCATAATTTCACAAACGGGGCAGGGGGTGGAACAACCACCACCACAGGCAGTGGGAACACTTTCAAAATTGCACTTTACACCTCAAGTGCAACTTTAGACGCAACTACGACGTTGTATAGCGTAACGAACGAAGTTTCTGGCACTGGATACAGTGCAGGCGGCAACACGTTAACCAATGTCACGCCTAGCACGTCTGGGACCACGGCTTTGACTGATTTTGCAGACACCACCTGGTCTACAGCGACAATCACTGCTCGTGGGGCCTTGGTGTATAACAGTTCAACTGCTGCAGGAACTGCTGATCGAGCGGTCATTGTTCTTGACTTTGGCAGCGATAAAACATCCACGGCTGGTGATTTTACAATTACTTTCCCTACCGCAGACGCTAGTAACGCGATTATTAGAATCGCATAGGACTGATATGTGGCCGATGTCACTGTTGCTTTCGAGGGTTGGAGTAGCTCTACACAAGGCTGGGGCCAAGGTGGATGGGGCCAGGACGTTCCGCTCGCTGAAGGAACAGGGCAAGTTGGTTCGGTCTCGATTACAGCAGATGCCAACGTATCTGTCACTGGTGTCTCAGCGACCGGCAACGTTGGATCTGTCACCGTTTCCGCAGACGCCAATGTATCAGTTAGCGGAATCTCTGCAACAGGATCTGTTGGGTCAGTCACAGTCACAGCAGATGCCAATGTCAGCCCGACAGGCGTCTCTGCAACAGGGGCTGTCGGAAGTGTTTCTGTATCCGCAGACGCTAATGTCTCGGTTACAGGTGAATCGGCTAGCGGACAAGTTGGCACTGTATCGGTTGCAGCCGCTGCGGACGTCTCTCCGACGGGCATTGTGGCAACTGGATCTGTCGGTACAGTCAGCATATCTGGAGACGCAAACGTTAGCCCAACGGGGCTTTCAGCGACTTCAACAGTCGGCAGCGTTACTGTTGCAGCAAATGCAGACGTATCGCCCACAGGTGAGGAAGCGACTGGTGCAGTTGGATCAGTTTCGATTACGGGCGATGCCGTTGTTAGCCCAACAGGTATCGCAGGTACGGGCCAAGTTGGCACTGTTTTTGTCAAGCTTGGGCAAACAATACAAGTTACTGGCATTGCCGCAACGAGTGCTGTCGGCACTGTTGCAGTTGGCGCTAATGCTGATGTTTCAGTTACTGGAGTTGTTGGAACGTCGGCAGTTGGCAAGGTCTTGGTTTGGGGTAAGATTGTTCCAGGTCAAGACGCAAACTGGCAAACTATTGATGAGTCTCAAACGCCATCTTGGGGCGTTGTTGATGATAGTCAGACACCAGGGTGGTCAAGCACTGATGACAGTCAAACACCAAGCTGGTCAACTATTGATGAAAGCCAAACACCAGATTGGCAAGAGGTAGCTTAAATGGCAACTTACGATAATGATCTTCGCTTAAAAGAGATTGCGACAGGGGACGAATCCGGCACATGGGGAACGTCCACAAACCTCAACCTAGAACTTATTGGTGAGGCTTTAGGCTACGGCACGCAAGACTGTTTCGCTACTGACGCTGATGCAACCACTACAGTTGCCGATGGCGCTGCCGACCCCGCTCGCGCAATGTATTTTAAAGTCACGTCCTCCGCGACGTTGACCGCTACTCGTGTTCTGACGATTGCCCCTAACACGGTTTCTCGCGTGATGTTCATTGAGAACGCGACCACTGGTTCTCAGTCGATCACAATTTCTCAAGGTTCTGGCGCAAATGTGACGATTGCGACGGGCCGTACTGCGGTTGTTTATCTCGATGGTGCTGGCTCAGGCGCTGCCGTTGTTGACGCGCTGGCGCTCGTCGATCCCGGTGTCACGGATACGCTGGCGGAGGTGCTGGTTGCGGGGAATGCTACCGGCGGCACGGACATTGCGGTTGGCACGGGAGACGACATCACCTTTGCGGACAGCTCCAAGGCCATCTTCGGTGCTGGGTCGGACCTACAGATTTATCATGATGGGTCTAATAGCTACATACAGGATGAAGGCACGGGCGGCTTAATTATATCAAGCGACGGTCCTGCTGTTTACATCCAAAAAGGTACTACCGAAACATCAGCAGAATTCAATACAGACGGAGCCGTCAAGCTACGCTATGACAATGTAACTAAGTTTGAAACCACCGCCACCGGCATCGACGTAACCGGCACCGTCACGGCTGATGGCGTTGAAGTAGACGGGCTTCTGCATGTCGATGGCTCTGATAATGGAAATGTTGCAAATATTGCTCTGACAAGAACAGATGCTTCTTGGTCTATTAATAACGAGACAAATTTTAGAATTTACGGAGAAACCTCAGATACAACTAGCCCAGCAACAAAACGCCTTGAAATAGGTTCAGGCGGCGACATCTCCTTCTACGAGGACACCGGCGCCTCGCCTAAGTTCTTCTGGGATGCGAGTGCGGAGTCGTTGGGGATTGGGACGACGAGTCCTAATGGAAAGCTGTCTGTATTCGGTGGTGGCGGTGTTCCGATTAGATGGGGAAATACAAGCGACCTTGGCGCCCTGACTTACGCAGGCTCTGACCCTATCATTCAAAGTAGTACAGGGAACCTGCTTTTTTATTCCGGCAGCACCGAACGAATGCGCATCGCCGCAGCAGGAAACGTCGGGATCGGGACGAGTTCGCCTACAGATAAGCTAAATATCTCCAGCGCATCGAACCAAATTGGTTTGGACACTGGCGATCAAACTACTT